AAACTCTCCACTCCGCTGTACTGGTTCGGATAAGGACTGGAATTGCGATGGATCGAGACAAAATAATCTCCTCCCACCTCATTTCCCTCCTGCGCCTTCTGATAAGGAGACTCGTAGATATCTGTGGTTCTGGTGTAATACACATCCACTCCGTTTTCTTCTAAGATGCTTCCCACCGCCAATGTCAGTGCCAGCGCATCCTCACTTTCTTTTCTTCCATTATAGGTGGCCCCGGGGTTCGCACCACCGTGACCGGAAATACGGCTACTATTATTTTTATGTTTGTATAGTAAATGGCAAGTTAGGCAATATTTATATAAGTGATATTACATCGGAAATAAACACAGATTATGTTGATGGCAGTGTTTATGTTTATTCAACAAACCGAACAATACGTGTCATTGCAAAGTTAACGGCAAAAGAAGATATTCCAGCTTGGACACATATAATTAATAACTTAGGATGGAGTGGTATTAATATATACTTCCATGATGTAAATAATCAAATTGGTATTAACTGGAACGGAAATTATATGCAAAACACTATTGTCGTAAGTAAAAATAATACTTTTAATATAGATATTGAAGGTATTGTTTGAATAATTATTGGCACATGTAGACACATGATAGCCTCAACGTATGCCCTTTTGATACTGGCTTACGGTTTACGATTGCTGATCCATTGATATAAAAATCATTATAAGTATTGTCCTCCGCAACAAAGGCACCAGGATAAGGATTACCTGTATACGTTTGTGGTAGATTACTAACTATAGCGGAGTATGCACCTATATCATTTGTGACAGTTAATGTACCGCATCCAACACATATATATCCGATTCTGGTATATGTAAATATGCCAGTGATATTATCATGGACAATGGCTTCAGTTTCGGTGCTTAACTTGCCAGTTAATATAAAAAGGACGAAGAACACCCCTTCTTGTTCTTCGTCCTTTCTCCCATGACAAGGATTCTATGGGTTAAATTCAGAGTACCATACCTTCTGCTGATCCGTCAATTATAGAATGCCGCCTGCAGGCTGTTATATCCCGCCTTACCATCGGCTGTGAGATTAAGCTTTTTCTGCAGCTTGATTGTCTCCGTTCTGGCAGTCTTGCCATACCTGCCATCAGTGTCCTGATTACCGCCAAGGATCTCGTTACAACGTGTCTGCCACCACTTAACTACCGCTCCTGTGGAGCCAACCTTATAGATCAGCCCGACTCTCTTCGCCTGCAGGCAGATCTGCCGCCGCACATACTGAGTATTGGGACCATCTTTGCCATCTTCGACCAGCTTTCTCCCTTGTTCATCCCGATACCCATCTGCATTTGCAGCTTCCTGGAAGTTCTGGATGTTGATGTTACATACTTCCTCACGCTCCGCCGGTACTGACACCATTTCGAAGTCTGTATAAAAAATATTGATATCACACTTGCCACTGATTCCAGGCACAACTCCAGAGGACGTATACTGCCAGATATCGGCCAGATTCAGTTCAGCTTCGCTCAAAGACACTCCGTACCTAGCATACCACACATACACCTTTCCCAGCGTTGCCACAATCTTGTCCATATCAAAGTAATTTTTAAGGTAATCCCGATTAGTGTAAATCACCGGGACGTGTCCTCTTTCCTTTACTCTCGACAAAAACGCAATGGCCATATTCGTTGCCAGATCTTTTGTGATATTTATCCCCTTAGTTCTGGCATAGCGTACAGTGTCATATTCGCAGTCATATGCGACAGGACATTTTTCCCAGTATTTCTCGACCTGATCACAGCAATAGTCCCCTTCGTTTTTTGCCATGAGCTCAGAAAAAGCGTAGGAAAACCAGTAAATAATAGCTAAAACTCCCAGATTTACGCATGCAAGCGCATTGCTGACATACTTCTCATCAACGTTATTTTTACCATACCCTGCCCGAATGCCGATACGCTTGTATCCTGCATCGCGCACCTTCTTTATGTTGACATTTCCGTTGTGTTTGGAAATGTCCGGTCCTTTATATAATGCCTGTTTCATGTTACTCCTCCTTCTTTCCGTCAAAGTCCAGCAGATTCCTCAACAGTTCATACATGCCGGTGGCAGCCAGTCCCGAGATCATTCCGCCCAATACAACCTCTGCATTGATACCGGCCTGTAGGTGGATAATGATTGCAATGATGGTTCCCATGCTCAGGGATGCAAGCGGAATAAACTTGTTGGGAAACTTGTCAAATGCCTCCTTAAGCACATAACCTGTCAGCAGACAGATTCCCAAAATGATGGGGTCTACGAGTTGCAATAAAAATGATAAATCCATAATGTTATCCTCTCTTTCTTAAAACATCTGGGATGCCCGTACCGCAGCCCAGATAAGTCCTGTAGTTATAGCTCCTATAAGTCCGCTAACAATGGTATTAAAAACTGTTCTCTTTGCATTACTCCACTCTTTCCCAGGAGCACGCTCCATATCATCCACTCGGCTGTCCATCTTTTCAACCTTCTGATCCAAGCTTGATACCGTCTCGTTGGTGTGTTTTACTTCCTCCACCAACTGAATCATTGTGTTTGACATGGTGTGGATTTCTTCCGTCACTCTCTCCAACTTATCAATCCTATGAGTATTGGATTTTGATCTGGATTCTACCTCTGTAAGCCGATGTTCCATTTCGGTTTCGTTCATGTTGCCGCACCTCACTCAAATATAAAAGCCGGTCACCTCCCGGCAGGGAAGTAATCGGCTCTTGGCTCAATGGTTGCTATGTAATTACGCGGGTCCGTCTCTTGCTCTCATTGGCAGCCTCCTACTCTGCTGTTAATTCTGTCAGCTGCGTCTCCAGTGCGTTGATCTGATCCCGGAGATTCTGTCGCTCAGCATGGACTGTTTCCATGTCGTATTCCGCCTGCTCTCCCAGCAGAGAATACTCGTAGGTCTTGATTACTTTATAGTCGCTTGCAGCAATCTGTACCTTCAAGTCATTGATCTGTGCTGTTACCTGTCGGATTTGTTCCTGTTTGGCCATTTCTGCCAGTTCTTCCTCTGTGGGCTCCGGTTGCACCGGTGCAACCGGCTCAACATAGACAGATCCGTCATCGGACAGCTCATACCAGCCGTCACCTTCTCGGAACAAAGTATTGTATGCCTCATACTCACCATTATCGAGCGGATATTTGCAATCTTCGTCCAGATAGAGACTGAAGCCGTCAGTATTTACAACGAGATTGTCTCCGGTGATTCTGATCACATGAGGACTCTCTTCAGATACTATGACCTTCTGTACGGTCTCTTTATTTTTAAATTTAATGTAACCCATGTGGGCTCCTTTCTGGCGCTCTTGTGGCTGCGCCCGCCATCTGATTTACTTCGTTAAATGGCAAGTTAAAATCCGTAGATTATGATATAACGTTCCCATCAGGTGTAACCACCGATTTTGTACACTGCAAAAGAACGGGCAATATTGTAGATTTTGGATTCCGCATTTTAAGTGGGTCTATACCATACGGATCTCCATTAGCCACGCTACCAGCAGATTTACACCCCAAATATAATATATTGATACCCAGTCAGTACTTAGTGATAAATGATGTTGCTAGCACTGGTAATGTAAGCTTGATGTACAATGGAAGTATATTTCAGGAGTATTCCGCAACCGGAACTCTAAATGCTTGCGTGATAAAAGGTACTTTTATTATTTAGCCGGTGCAAATGCGAGATTATATGTACCACTCGATCCAAATATAACGGAGTCTCCTGATGCAAATGGAATACATACCGCTATAGGATTTTCTGATGATGTACATAATGCCAAGATATAATTTGCATTCTTGGATGATCGGATAGATGCCCAGCCATTCACTGCACCCTGTATTGTTCCAATTACATAGCCATTAGTCATACAAGTGTAATTAGATTGTATGGCTACAGCAGATTTATAGTCAGGAGCAATTAACTTGCCATTTAACTCAGTATATGTATCCGCTACTGCCTTGGCATCTGGCACATAGCCGGTAACCTTGGTTGCCAGCAGATCATCCTTGGATGTGATCATCTGTGCAAAAGCCGGTGCCGTCAAATCAGTAAAAAACTTTTTTATTTTACCAAAAACCGTCTTTACGCTCTCGCCGGTATCAATGTTTTCCCGGGCCTCTGCCTCTGTGAAGGTGATTTCGGAGTCCCCAATATCGCTGCTAAAGCCCTTGGCTAAATAGATCCAGTTGATCTTATCATCCCGTGGAGCTCCGTCCGGGGCATCCACTAGGGCAAGGTATGTGCTGCCGTTATGTAACACAGCATCCAACCGCTCATACGCAGTATTGATGTTGTAATCTCCTTTGTAGGATATTCCTATCTTTCCAAGTGTCTTATATCCTTCCGGTGCTGCCATAAATCATTCCTCCTTATGCTACTTTCCAATACAAAACATTGTCATCTGCTACAAAATCCACACCCACGCCATCCTTCATGTAAAGCTTCATCGTGGTCTCATCTAAATAAAATTTAGGCTCTGTGATGCTTGCATAGGTCTCCGCACGGTCTGCATCTATCTTAGCCTGTGCTGCAGATGTCGCTGCAGCGATTGCCTGCTGTATTGCTGTCTCTGCCTGTACCGTAATCTCTGCCAGATAGTCCGGCTGTAGCTTCTCGTCCGTGATACTACCGTTTTTAATACCAGCCTTTACTTTACCGTCTGCCCCCACCGTCCAGTAAACGGTATCAGAGTCCATAAACTCAAACTGAGTAATCAACGCTGACAGATCCGCATATTTCTGCGTGCCATCATCCAGTGTAATGATTAACCGCTGTGTTTCGGGATCATAGTCAAAATTAACCGCCAACTTTTCGAGCATGGTATCAATGACCTGCTGGGCGCCAGAAAATGCAGTGATTGTCCATTTACCAGTCGCTTTATCATAGGCAATCTGTTTAATACAGGACTGCGCATCAACCTTGTCAAACTTGGTCAAATCAAGTGTGATTACACGCTCATCAATGGTGCAAACTCCATTGCTAAGCTTATCCATATTGGTTTTATTCACTGGTGTCTTGGTCGATGGCTTATTCTCCCAATAGTTCTCTTCCCAGTCATACGCTTTCTGCATCCTGCTTCACCTCCTGCTCCTCGGCATCCCGAGCCGCAATCTCC